AGAACTTGTGCTTTACAAAAAACACCTGAACTTCTTGGATATACTGGTAGTCTATTCCATGAAGTAGCAAGTGCTTCAGATGGAATTAGTTTAGCTTTAGAGAGTGCAGATAACTTTTCAACAAGCTCAAAAATTGTATTGTATGGTCTTGCAAAATAGATATATGTGTTAATATAGGAGAGATATGGCAACATTAGAAGAACTAACAGTAGAAACTACAGCAGAAATTGAAGCTAGAAAACCATTAAAAGCAAATGTAAATGGTGTGGATAGAGACTTTACTGATGAAGAATATGCACAAGTTATTACAGACGTAGCCAATTCTAAATATGAGAAACAAGAATATGGTTATAAGAGTAGTAGGAGTGGTGCTTATGGTTCAATCGGTGACCAACTTGATATGCAGTATCACGACTTAGTTGATGATACTACAACTTGGAAAGACCACGTAGCAAAAGTTAAATCAGATAATCCAAAACCATAATTAATATGTTATAATCCATGAAATGGATTGTTTAACTGATGACTCACAATGACTCTAAAAGAAATACTTCTGTGGCGAATGGATTTACTACTAAAGAAATGCTACATATCATCAAGGAGGATGTCACGAAATTACATGAGAGGATTGATTTCCTACATGAAAAGATTAATAAGACACCTACAAGACAAGAGGTTGTCGGATGGTTAGTCGCAATAACTAGTGCAGCAGCGTTTTTAAATAGTATAATGTAAGCATGTGTCCATGCAAAGGAAACTGTGGGTGTGGAGGCTCATGAGTTTTATAAAGAATACAAAAGAATATGATGAGAAATTCATACTACCTGATAGTTTGTTAGAAAATGTACCCAAGGTTGAATTTGTTGACCAATCAAAAGACTTTAAGGATGACGATTGTGGAGATAGTTGTACATTATAACTGAGGGGTAATGTGTTACATAAATTCAATACATTTGCCAGACTCCTTATTGTTGGGCTTTTAATATATCCTGTACCAGTATATGCAGACAATCATATAGCAACAGAAACAGAAACATTTGATGGTACTAATGGTGCATTAGTTACAGACTTAACAGTACCTACAGGTTCAGATGTTGCATCTAGGAACGACCAGAACTGTTGTGGTATAGGAGGACAATACTTCTTTAGCTTGAAAGATAACTATGCAGGTGGACAACAAGCTACTTCTTATACCTTTACATTACCTAATGACCACGACATAACCGAAATAGGATTTAGAATGTCAGGTGTTAATTTTGCTTATACTATTCAATACAACTATTCAAATGATACAAATGAAACCTCAAACCATAATGCACAGAGTGGTTCTTCATACGAGGATTTAACTAAAACTGTAACAGGTAAGTATATAGTTAGTTTTATTGTTACAGTATCTGATTGGTCTGGAATAGATACTATATATTGGAAGTATGATTCAACTCCACCTACTACAACAACTACTACTCTTAGTCCAGTAGAGATAGAAAAGAATAATAACTTTGCAGAAACAGGTGTACTTGAAACTAATGATGAAAGAGTAGTAAGAGAATATGTTAATGCTCAAGATTGGGAAAGAGATAATAACCAAGCAGAAACTGGACATTGGGAATTAGATTCTGAACGTAGAGATAGAGAAGCAGCAGAAGTTCAAGCTGAAATTGAAGCTATTGAAGCTGCTCGTATTGCTGAGGAGGAACGTATTGCTGCTGAACTTGAAGCTGAACGTTTACGCTTAGAGGAAGAGGCTCGGCTTATAGCTGAAGAGGAAGCTCGTTTGGAAGCTGAACGATTAGCTGCTATAGAAGCTGAGAAAAAAGCTATTATAAAAGCTGAGTTAGAAGCTGCTTTAGAATTAGATGTCGAATTAAATGAAGAGGAGCTTGAAGAATTTATTGAAGTTATGGAGGAAATTGAAGTAGCTTTAGAGGAATTAGATATTGAAATTATTGAAGAAGTTATTGAAATTAAAGAAGTTGATATAGAAGTAATTCAAGAAGTGATAGCTCCTACTACAACTACCACTACAACAACGACTACTACTATCCCTCCTCCTGCAGAAGAGATTAATGAACTTACTGAAGAAGAAAAAGAAGCTGTCCAGGAAGTTGTTGATACTATAGAGGAATTGGATACATTAACTGAAGAGGAACAAGAAGTTGTTGCTGAAGTATTAGGTGTTAAAACAGAGGAGTTAGAAATTGTAGCTGTACTTATAGAAGAGGAACCTACTGTAGCCCAGGCCGTCCAGGAGTTCGTTGAGAGAGCAGCACAAGATGATAGTGAGGAATACACCCTAGCTGATGCCATAGTAGAAGTTCAGACTGAAGAATTTTTCTCTGACCCTATTGGAACTATTCTAAATATAGAAATTGAACCAATAAAACTAAAGGAAATTATAGAGATAGGTAATGATATGACAACAGACCAGAAAGAAAAGTCTCAAGAAGTAGTGATACCTATTATCATAGTCTCGCAAATCATAGCAGCAGGGAGTATAATACCTGGTAGGAAGATAAGATGATAAAAAAGTTTATAGATTTAGTAGTGAATATACTAGCTCTTCCATATCACATAGTAGTGTATATACCAAGAGCAGTTAAAGTATTTGCCAGGTGGTTTATAGAAGCAATAAAAGAGACAATCGCACAGACATTTACACTCTTAGGTTTCTTCATTGCCTGGCTAACTTTAACTGGTACTGCTAAAGATATAGTAGGTATAGCTATACTAGGTTCGATTACACTATGGCTTATTACTTTAGGACTTAGAAAAGAAAAGAAGGGAACTAAACTTAAAGAAGTTTCAAGTAGATGAAGGTTTGGATAGACCAACATATTTGCACAGGAGATGGCATCTGTGAGGAAATAGCTCCAGATGTATTTATTGGGATGGATGATGGTTTATTTTATGTCAAAGATGGAGACCATATTTACGCAGATTCAGAAGGAAATAAAGAAGGAGCTAAAGGTATTGCAACAATTCCTAAAGAATTATTACAAGATGTTATTGAGTCAGCAGAAGAATGTCCAGGAGAATGTATAATGATTGAACCAGGAGAATAACGGTCACTAATGGATTTAATACTTATGTTATCTTTTATTGTGGTAGGATATATACTAGGTAAATTTATTAAGATGTTATTGGAGGAATAATATGAGTGACATATCAGTATCAGAAGCAAGCACATTTACACTATTACAGGAGTTAATAAAAAGAGAAGACGATACAGGAGATTTAATATTTCAACTTAATGCTCTATCTTTTAAAGACGATACAGTATATCTAATTACAGGAATATCAGTAAAAAAACCTATGTACATTAGTCTGGATAAAAAACAAGAACCAATAGTAGGTTCGCAAGTTCCACCTATTCAAACAGCATCTAAAGAGGAAGAAGAATAATGTTTTTAGATGAAGTATTGTTAGATGATTTAGACGAAGAACTAGAGGAAGAATGAAACTACAAGTAATAAGAACACAATTTGGAGAAGATGCAACGAATGGTTTGCTGTATATTGATGGAGTCTTCGAGTGTTATTTTTTAGAAGATGAATACAGAGATGTTAAGGTTATGCACGAAACCTGTATCCCTGAAGGAAAATACGAGATTAAATTTAGAGATGTAGGTGGATTTCATAGTAAATACTTAGCAAGATATGGTCAAGAATTTCACAAAGGTATGCTTCATGTTCAGAATGTACCTGGATTTGAGTACATCTTACTGCATCAAGGGAATACTGACGAACACACATCAGGTTGTGGGATAGTTGGAGACACTCAGCAGGATTTAGATGTCAATTTTAATGGGTTTATCGGTAGTTCTAAGAATGCATATAAGAAAATGTACCCTAAAGTACGAGATGCTTTATTAAATAAAGAGAAAGTAACGATAGAATATAGTAAAATAAACTTAGTAAAAACAAAGCCTGACACATTAAGGTGGAGGTATTTAAGGTAATGTTAACGAAAGCTAAACGAAATAGAAATACTAATGGGACATTCAGTAAGGATGTGAAGTGGACCCCTTGGAATGAAGCATGGAGTTATAAGATGAGTGATGAACTTAAATCAATGTTAGAGAAAACCGTCTGGACTTTTGTTGAGGCCTTTATTGGTGCCTTGGCAATTAGCCCATTAGTAGGATTAGATGCTAGTGCGTTGCAAATTGCAGCAATATCTGGTGGTGGTGCTGCTCTCGTTGTGATAAAAGAATTTGCTAAAAAACAAATTTCTAAATAGCACATTCAGTACGTAAATCCTTTAAACTGTTATTAACAGGATAAAGGAGAACTATGTCTGGTAAGAAAAAGAATAAGGATTTAACACCCAAAGAAGAATGGGGTAATAACTTCTTTAAGTCAGGTTGGAAGCCTGATATAGAAATAAATGAAGTAACTGGTGTAGGTGAGATAACCCATGTTGGTACAGACCCTGATTACCGTAATAAGTTTGCTGAAATACTAGATGGATGGGGATTTTCTAGTGATGAATACGAGATTGAAGGCTCAGTAAAAGCATCCAGTTGGAATATGCAATTAAAAGGTGGGGAAGTAACTACCTTCTATGCGTTCAAAGGTGTTGTTAGACGCAAAAGAAAAGGACATGACAAATATTTTCAAGAGTTGTTCAAACAAGCATCAAAGAAACCTATTATCAAATCACCTAAAGTATATGGAGGAGATACTGCTTTCATGTTCTTTATGTCAGATTGGCAGTTAGGTAAGTCTGATTTAGGAGTTGAAGCAACAATCAATAGATATGATATAGCTTTACAAGATGCTGTATCTAGGATTAAACACTTAAGAAAGATTGGTGTTGAAATAGACGAGGTACATTTAGTTGGACTTGGAGACCTTACAGAAAACTGCAGTCTTAATTACTTCGCTAGTCAACCCTATAATGTAGAACTGTCACTGATTGAACAATACACATTGGCAAGAGCTTTTATATTTAAAACAGTTGAAACATTTCTTCCTTTAGCAGATAAAATTATTTTGACAGGGGTTCCAGGTAACCACGGAGAAATGACAAGGTCAGGTAAAGGTCAGGTATTAACTAGCAGATTAGATAACAGTGATACTATGCATATTCAAATAATGCAGGAAATATTTAATGCTAACAAGGAAAGATACAAGAAGGTAACTGTTGAAGTACCTGAAGGTTATCATCATACAACTACCGTAAAAGGAATAACTTGTTCTTATACACATGGACACATGTCAGGTGGTTCAGGAGGTAATCCTGAAGTTAAGATAGAGAATTGGTGGAAAGGACAGATGTACGGTTTCCTTCCTGCAAAAGATTCAAAAATTTTAGTCACAGCACATTATCACCATTTTCGAGCTAAACAGCAGGGTGATAGGACTTGGTTCCAGGCAGGTAGTATTGATAAAAGTCTTGACTTTACAGCAAGAACAGGGTTGTGGTCACATCCAGGAGTACTAACATTTACTATAAATAGTAAGGGTTGGGATAACTTAAAACTTTTGTAACTCCGTCCTAGCGTATCGCCATCCTAACATATACGAATCAAATATTATTTATAATCCGTATCACCTGTTCAAACAAGCGAGAGCTATTTCTTTTATTGGTACTAAAACTAAATCTGATAGGTTGTCATCTCCACCCTTAACAACTCTTCCGTTCTTGTAATGTATTCTTGTTATTTCTTTTAACTTCTCTGTGGGTATTATGTGCATTTGAATCATCTCTTCTTCCTCTGCTAACACAATAGCCCAGTACTCTGCTTCTGTTACAGCAATGCCACTAGGTTTTCCGTTGTATCTAAATTCAACAGCATGATTCCCAGTGTATATCCATGAACCTTTGTTTGAACAACGACCTCTCTCAGTTTTGACTTCTATTTTTTCCCCCTCAAAAAACTCTTTGAGGTTTTCTTCCATTTTAACCCCATAGGCTAAATCTATATCAAACTTCTTGTTCGTCATTTTATATTTCATCTTCGGTGTACTGCTTGTTACATTCCTCACAGAAGTAATTGTCGTTTATCTTATCCCACATTAATCGCCCTTTGCACTCACAATATAACTTAAATACTTTATGAAACATTATTCCTCGCTTAACATTTTAAATAATTTATACATTACTAAACCTAATAGAACATAAGTAAGTATTAATAGTAATTGACTCATGTGAAAAATCCCACCTGCTCATTCACTTGTCTTTCTGCTTTAGTTCTTAAAACTGCCATGCATTGTTTTTCAGCATAAGAATATGGTATATTTTCGTTATGTTCTTTGTACATAACCCCACATACTATGTCTCCATTAATCTCTAAAAGGTTTGCAGTTTTTCCACCGTCTCGTTGGTATTCACTTACTTTATTTTCTTTCCATTTATCGTCTATACTTATAGGACACTTTTCTTTAGTGGTTATCTTACACTTCCTATCAATACCTATCTCTTTATTAAAATCATAATCAGGATATTTCTTTCTTAATTTCTTATTTAATTCTTTTATTAGAGAAGAAAGATTTATTTCTGTTTCTAAATCTTCATCTTTAGAAACTTCATCTTTAGACACTAAACTTTATCCTTCCAACCTGTAATTATTTGAGAAGCAACTCCTCCTGTAATGTTGCCATCTCCAAACAGTTCCTTTAGTTCAGCTAGACTTTCTAAGTTTTGGTCTGTTGCCTTAGCAACAATGTCTTTAACCCACTTCAACTGTGCTTCGGAAACAGGTTTTTCCTGCCATTCTCCGTCTGGTACATTTGCCATATCTTCACCTCCTTTGTCTATATCTTTTATTACTACTTCTGTTTTCATTATAGTTTCAACATCTGAAACTTTATCTATAAATGGTTTTCCTAACTCATCATTAGCATTATTCATAGCTTGTTCAAACAAGTCTAAGAATACTCCCATTTGTTTTGCGTCCCATTCCTTAACTTCAGGGGAGAATTTCTTATCTATGCACTTGTTATATGCTTCTATCTGATAAGTTTTTCTCCTCTTCTCGTCAGGTTCTATCTTTAACATTAAATCATTCAACTGTGTAGCATTTTTAGAAAGGGATTTCCCAGTCTCTTTCGTCACCGTGTCCTCCTTGTTCTCTTTCTTCACTGCTTTTTTTTTTGTTTGCAAATCTTTTATATAAGGTACTTTATTAGTAGATTCTTTAGGTTCACCTGTTTGGTGTTCCTCTTCAGTTAAGTCTTGCTCCCACAACTCTAGTCCAACACCGTGTCTCATCATACATCTCTTAAATGCGTCTGATACTGCGAATTTAAGGAGTTCTCCCTCTGATTGTGTGCCATTCTTAACTCTTGTGAAGACATTTTGGTCTACATCTCCTGCTTCTCCTACTACAGTTCCGTCTATATCTAATTCACATACAACTGCTATAACATATCCCTCAGTTCCCTTAATAACTTCAAGAGTTCTAAAGCTGTATGGCAATCCACTGTCTACCATGCGTCTTGTGTATATGTGGTGGGGAACATAGCTACCGAAACCACCTTTAGGTGCAGGTTTAACTACATTCTTTGCGAATGGTTTCCTTAGTTCCTCCCATTTCTTTTTCTTTGCCTCGCTCATATTATCTGTATCTCTTTCCAAGAATGTGATATACCCACTGCCTAGTTACTCCTAAGCCTTTAGCTATACTCACAATAGTCATACCCTTGTTCAAACAATGTTTAACTATCTTTTCTCTTTGTTCTTTTACTGTTTCCAGTCTATCTTTAACATGCGACATATTTTCTGAAACAGTTCCTAATCTCTCTAGTAACTGCTCATTTGTTAACGGTTCAAGGTTAATCTCTACTCCGTCAACATACTCTATGTCATTAACTTTTTGGTATAAACTCATTTATTCCTCTTCCTCATTTAAAACCTTTGTCATATTTGTGTTATGGTCTATAACAAATTGGTCTATTAATTTCGTAACCTTGTTCAGTCTCATGGGGTTTAGAGTTGCTGTCTTCTCAACTCTCTGTCCCCCAAGTTCATTAGCCAATTTAATAGCCCAGTTCTTTAATACTTTAGGCTCAATAAATATATTTTCTTTCTCCACCTGTTTTCCTTTACTATACTTCTAGTAAGTCTCCTATTTCTCTCTGACTAGTTATCTCTTTACCGTTTTTATAAATTGAAACTAGAAAATATTTGAGAGTATTTACCTTTAATCTCTCCACAGTTTCCTCAACTTCTCTTATATCTATACACTTAAAAGAAGTCTCTTCACCATTCGTATCGTAACTTACCAATGTAAACATACACTTATATGTTAACACATCCTTAAGATAATACAACCTATTCATGTTTAGTTTTTACCTAAATATTTATTCATCTCTTGTTCAAACGGTGTTACTCCCATAAGTCGTCCTTCTCAATATCTCTTCTCTTCCTATACTCTCTGTATTTGTTCATTAATATATCAGCTTCGTTTCTATCTAGTAACATATCTCCATTCTCTTCTAACCACCCACTATCTATGGCTTGTTTACAAGCATTACTATAAATTGTTGGTAGTGAATCCAAATCACCTTTCTTAGCTAAGTCACTAAATAACAAAAGAGCGTCATAAAATTCTAATTCTCCTAGTTCAAACTTAACCATTCTGTCAATTAACTTATCTTTTTTCTTAGCCATTATCTCTATCCTTTGTTTGAACACGGTTCACTATTGACATAATGAAACAAGTCCATAATATTATAGCTATCCAATTCATTGTCCCTCTCCTTATTCAAACAAGTTACCTGAATGTAACTCTTCTCCTCTTTGCAATCTCTCTACCCAGTCTAATGTATCAACTCTATCAACTCTTAAATGAATAAAGACATACATAAGCCTAGTTACAGTAAACAAGACTGCTACTAATGATATGACCACAAAAAAATCTCTCCAAGTTTCTATCATTATTCTTCCTCCTCTAACTTTCCTCTATGTTTTTCATAGTGTTCAAGGTTCGCAAAGTCTTCTGATGTATAGTAATAATTAACTTTCATTATTCCTCTCTTTCTTTACTCATTGTTAATGAGTAGTTTTCCCAGTAAGATATTAAAGGTATCAGTTTAAAGATTAATTTAGGTATGTTGTACCAAATAATATACTCATCAAACTGTCCTAGTGGATTTACTTCTTCGTTATCCTTAGTCCACCAAATTGTCCACCAATATTTACTCATTATCCCTCTCTTTCTTCTCTTGTTTTTTATACCAATCTTTGTAGAAATCTATACAATCTTCTTTTTTTGAATCTTTGTGATAACAATAATTGATATGTATATGCTTTATACCTCTATGTAATAACTTACTAACTTTCATTATCCCTCTCTTTCTTTTAAACAACAACTACCTTTGCTTTTGCAACAATCACAATCACAATAGTTCATTCTTCCTCCTGTACTTCTGCACCACAATCATTACAAGTAAACTCATCTTGATAATCTGCTCTACTAGAGTTTGTTATCTTGTTGCAACTTGAACAATGTATTTGTTGTCTTTCTTCCTCCTCACTTATTGAAGACTCTCCTAGAGTTTTCTCAAATCCAATTTCTTTTAGCTTGTTCAAACAATGCTCTGTGTATTCGCCATTTCCAGTTATCCAACCATAACCTATTGTCTCTAACATTTGGTCTCTTATGTCTGAATTAATATCTAAATAATTCATTACCGATTCTTCTGTTTGCTTCCTAACTAAAGTTCTCATAAGCATAAACACCTGCTCAACATTCAAGTTCCCCTCTTTGAACAGACCAGTCATTATCGTGAGGTAATCCTCATCAATATGTTTTCCACTATCCATTAAGGATTGGTTCACATATCCTTGAAATGATTTAATTTGATTCATTCTTCCTCTCTTGTATCTTCTATGTTAAATTTAATTGTTATATGTTTATCGTTAAAGTCCTCTACATATTCCCAATCTGTATGTCCAAACATTTGGTTACAAGCGTAATCTAAATGTTCTGTTTCCTCTTTTGGATTTAATAACATTATTCCTCCTCCCAATTAGATAAACTAATTAATAAACTGTCGCCCCAGTGTTTTGCTAACCTAACATTGACACCTTTATCTTCTAGTTTCTCTAGTTCTTTCCAAACTTCTTTAAGTTTCATTCTTCTTCACCATAATATATTTGTTCTTCTCCCTCTTTATATTTGGGATATTCCAAACTATCAATTTCTTGATATACATTAACTTTATATAATTTACTCATTATTCTTCCTTTATTCTTTGTATGTACAACTATACACTAATATCAAACCAATGCAAATTCATTTATAAATTTTATTAACAGCTTACCTTGTTCAAACAAGCCGTCTATAAAGCCTACAGTTTATTTAATTGCTTACTAAATTCTGATATAACAGTAGGATTATTCTTCTTAATCAAGATACTTCTACTTAATCCTTTAAGATTTCCATACTTTATAATCATTTTCTCTGTAATTTCTATACCACAGTACTCACATATAATAGAAGTCCATACAAGATGACCTACGGTAAGCTCTCTCGCACATTCAATACAATTAAACATAAAGACTAAATCTCTACCTTTAATGTCTTCTATATCTTGCATTACTTCTCTCCTTGTTCAAACAACTTTAGTTTTTCTTCAAGCTGTTTTATTTCTTTGCGAAGTTCCTCTAGTTCTTTTTCTTTCCTAATAAGAAGTTCGCCTATTTTATTTATGTCCATAATATTCTCCTACTTTTATAAATAGTTTGTAACGCACTAGATACAAGAACTCTGCTAAGTTTTCAACTTGCAAGTTGTTATGGCTATTTAGAGTGTGAACTCTAATGCGTTACAAACTATCTACACATCAGTCCACAATGTGGTTCCTAACTTAATAGTTAAGATGTATAGATAGCTTAGTACCAAACAGCAGTTGTAGTTCTATTACTGTACTCTACAAACATAGAGAGTTGTTTTCCAACTTTTT